AATAACTTTACCATTAATATCGATAGTAGTTGCGTTTATTTCTATTTCTGTATCAGATACTAAATCTAAAACTCCATCTGCTGATTGATGTATATATGAAGCATCATCACCAAACTCTAAACGATTGGTGCTAGTAATCATTATAGCATCTTGAGCAGCTGATAATGGAAAAGGATTTCCATCTCCGTCTTCTATTACTTTTTGAGTAGTAGCATGAAGTGTTTCACCACCAGCAGTAGTCCCTGTTATCTTTAATAAAGACTTATAGGTATTAGCAATCGTTTGCCCTGTTAATGTTCCCGTTGCCATTATATTTTCCTCATATTAAAATTTTTCATATTATATCTTCCCAGTTTCTCAACTCTCGTTCCCATACATCATTAAGATTAGTAGAGTTCCACATATCCCTTGCAAGACGAGCTGTTTGAGTAACTATTGAATGTAATGTAAGTCTTAAAGCTAGCATTATACATATCCTAAGTAAGCAATTACCTTACCACTATCTAATTTAAAACCATCCCATCTTCCAAATATAGTCATACCTTGTGGGAATACTTCACTGCCAGTTACAGCTCCACCATTAGCATCAATAGTTGTACTCGCATTATTATCATCAGGCCATAATCCAGCAGTACTTGCGACTAAACCTTCAGAACCAGCATCAAAAGTAGTATCCTCAAGAAATTGTATCGCTACAAACTTTGTTCCAGTTACACCAGTAGTAACAGCATTTGTCGTTCCTGTTACTAATATTGAACCAGCCTGACCTAAAAATTCTCTTGTATATAACGCTCCAGTTGGGTCTAATGCTAACGCCCCAACATCTCCATCATCTAAAGTTCTTACGCTTGCATCATGTCGACCACCAGTCAATACAGGATTGCCAGCAGCTGCATAATCTTCAGCTACATCTCCAACAACTTCAATAGTATTTGTAGAAGCAGGTAAACTAACAATATCTACATTACCAATATTATTATCACCAGCTGCTATTGATAAAACATCTACATCGCCTATATTATTAGTACCAGCTGGAAGTGATTCTCCAAATTTAATATCACCAATATATGTTCCATCTGATTGAGCTGAAATAGCAACCACATCAACTTGCATTTGACTACCATCAACAGCTCCTTCAATAGTCTCTACAGCCCCTTCTATTTCGCTTAAATGACTTGTAGCTGTTGAACCTAAGTCTACTGTACCATCAACCGTTATTGTATTACCACCATCGTGAATATGAATAGAACCATCAGTTTCCATAGCGATTGCACCAGCATCATTAGCATTTACAGATTGAGTACCTGCAAATCCCATCATCATCATACCTTTATGAGTTCCTAATGTGAAAGCTGCGTCGTCAACATGAACAGCATCTGAGCTTCCACCGCTAGCTATTTCTACATATAAAGCACCAGAAGCGTTCATTTGAAACGGAACATAATCTCCATCATCTCCACCTAATTCTGCTAATACATCATTTCGTACACCTAATACAAAATTACCAGTATCCTCGTGAGTATGCGCAGAATCCTCTGCATACTCTGCTCCTGCTACAACATCTACCTGTATTGCAGTCTCTGCACTATTAAGAATCTTATTTAAAAGTTCTTTTGTTTGATATTTTGGAAAAGCCATAATATACTCCTAAACCTCCACCACCGCCTCTAGGGCTATCTTAAATCTGCTGGCATAATTCTTCTTGGGGCACCAGTCTTATCCCGTTTTTTCATACCATATCTTTTAATGGATTCATTCCATTTGCCTTCGTGTGATCTTGCCATACTCATAGCAACAGCAGATGCGTTGCTATCAACAGACACACCAGCCTTATCTTGGTACAATCTAAATTTTACATAATCTATTAATGATGAGTGCATACTATTATCTATGTCTGGAGTATCTGTAATTGCTGATACAGCGTTAGGTTCTCCAGTATAATGTATTAACACTCCATTTGTTACTACTTCATCTATAGGTTTATAGTCTCCTAACCTTTGATGAATAGTATCATTATCACTCCCATTTGTAGTAACTATTGCTAAATGGTCTCCAGTAATAAACCAAGCAATAAAATCTTCTGGATTATTATAAGTACTTGCCATTAGTCTATATCCATTGTTTGTATTTCGTTATTAAGCAATCTAGGTATTTTTACATAATCACCTTTTGAGTCCATAAAATCAACCCTATATACTTTATTTATCTCTACACCAGCATTAGAATCACTTAATGTATACCATTGCTGGTCTGCTACAGTTGTTAGCTTTGCATACTCAATTTTACTATTATATTTACCAAGCTCAACTAATGCCTCATTAACTAAATTCATAATATAATTTTCTGGCGCTTCTGGAAACGCTTGTCTTACTCTAGATATAATTTTTTTAACTGTTAAGCTATGTACTGCCATTAGTCAGAATCCTTTCCAAGTAATCCAATTTGTTTCCATGTTCTTGTTTCATCTTCCCAATCATTTGTAGTCATATCGTTCCAAGAGCCTGGTATTATCCAAGATACACTAGTAGGTAGAGTAACTCCAGTCCAAGATGGAGAAGTATTTAAAGTGACTCCAGTCCATAATGCTCCAGTAAAGGTAAGCGTAGTATTTGAATTACTTGCTGTTGCTTTTTTTGTTAATTCAAAAGTAGTAGAATTGGTAATAGAGCTAACTCTAGAACTAACTGGAATACCTGTTCCAGAAACATTCATTTCTGCTTTAATAGCGCTTGTGCTATCCATTGTAATGGTTGCATCTCCACTAGTAGTATCACAGGTACTATCTGTTGAACTAGGGTAAGGAAGAGTAACTGCAGTCAATGCCATTATGCATCATCCAATATTGCGGCTACTTGAACCACTACTGTTGCAGTTCCTTGTGCAGTAGAATACCCATAAGTTCCATCCATAGTACAAGACCTAGCGTGTAAATCAGCTACTGTTGTATTTTGAGGTTTTAAAATAATCATTTCTCCAGCACCAACTATATTTACACCTTTTAAATTGTAAGCAGCTGTACCAGTTATTAAATCTATAGCAACCCCTTCAGTAGCAGTGCTAGATAAATTTTTAATACAAATCCATTTAACAGAATCACCAGTTGCTACTTGAGTCGATGACCCAAGATATGAATCACCTGTATCTAATAAATCTGTACTAGCTGTTTGGTCTACCGAAACTTCAGCAAATACCCATTTATCGTTTGTATCTTTTGGTTCGTAGTCTAGTATTCCAGACATAGAAGATTTTATTTCATCTAAAAAAATTGAGGAAGATGTGTTTCCTGAAGCTTTATCTGCCATTTTAAGCACCTCTCATAATCTGAATACCCTTATCGTAATCAGTTTGTAATTGTTGACGTTGACTAACAAACCATTGATAATCAGTAATTTGTTTTTGCAACTTTAAATTAAAATTTTGAACCTCAGCAGACACTAATTCTTGATAGCGCTGTAGGTCAGCTCCAAATTTTTGAAGCTTATTGCTATTATCTGAAATAATAGCTTCCATTTGTTTTATAGCATTTTGAATATTTAAAGCTTGGTCTTGTTGTTTATTAGACTGAGAAACAGAAAGTCTAGCTCTAAATTTTTCTATTTCAGCTTGTAATTCTTGATTTACCCTAGTAACTTCTTCTTGAAATTCCATTTGATATATAGAGCTTTCTTTATTAAACTCTGCTTGTTCGTTTGCAAAATGAGCATTAACAGTCGCAAGCTCAGATTGAATTTTTTGAACTGCTGAACCCATTAATTCAATATCTTCATTTTGTAATGCTGTTGTAGCTTGACCAATAGAAGTTGATACACTAGGTTTAGTAAAATTAGGAGCATTTGCACTAACATCTATTTTAGCTGGGACTGTAATAAGGTCAACTAAAGCATCCTCATTGGTTGCGTCAGTATAACTAACAGTAGTTATGCCTAATAGAGTTGGTATCGCTGGCAATGCAATATCTCCTGGTAAAGAGCTAGACTTAGAAGCCATATTCTGCTGTAATGCTTTTATTGCAGCATATAAAATAACTAAATATTCATACTCGTCTGGAAAATATGTAATACTTTCAGCGCTACTTGCGTCTATTCTATTTCCCCCAGAACCAACTTGACTATAAGTAGGCATAGAAACCATCAACCCATTACCATTTGGAAATATATTTATCTTACCATCTTGTATATAATAAGCTGGGTCTGATGTAGTAGCAAAGTGCATATCTGAAGAATCTTGTATTCTACCTCTATCTCTAGCTAAAACCAATCTACAAGGCTGGTCTATCGTTCCATCATTTCTAAGTACGTGTAATATCTTATGACCCTCAGATGGAGTTGTTCCATCAACTACAGCCGTTTCTTTTGCTACTCTTTCCATTACAGAACGAGGCATAGCGTTAATAACCTCATTAGCTCCTTCTGTTATAAAAGAATCTAATGCAGTCTCATCGCTAAATGCTCCTACTAAATCTACTACTTGTGCGCTAAACGTTGCCATTTATTAATATCTCTTTGCTTTTGAGTTACTTTTCTTCTTACTTGCTTTTTTCTTTTTCTTTGCCATTTTTTTTGGCTTTTTGTACATCATCTGATCTACCCTTTCCTCCAGTCATTGTTCGACTAGAAACAGTTTTTAAACCTTTGCCAAACTTACCCATCTAATCCCCATTTCTGATTTCTCATCTTATCAATACTTTTATCCATATCCATAGTATTAAATTCTATATCACTTCTTTTAGCTATATCGCTTCTCATAAAAGAGTTAGTAGTAAACTTTGGAGCAGATGCTCTTTTCCCACACTCTTTACAGTAAAACCAATTTTCTTTATTTGGTTTTTCACAATGTTGACACTTAAGCATTAAGACCCAGATACAACCATTGTCATTACTCTCTCTCCTCGCATAGGGCAATGAGAAATAGAAATAACTTTATTATTAGTTGAGTCTAAAGTCGCTATATAATCATATACATCCTTAGATACATCTCCAGCAGAATTAGTCTTACTTCCTGGGACTATGGGATGTACAAAAACTTTTACATCTGTATTAGATGAGTTATAAACAGCCATTTAATTTCCTTCTATTTTAAAATCTTTAGGATGTTTGGGGCTAAACCTTTTTACGAATAGCCCCACAGTATCCAAAACTGTCAATCCTTATTTATTCGGATTTTTACGCAACACTATGTCCTTTTACAGATGGTGTACGAGTTACTTTTAAGTCCTTTAGATAGATAGCACTATCCTGATTAGTACCTTGTATTACCATATAAGGTACTAAAACATCTCCAGAATTAAAAGTATAAGCAGCTGTTACTGTTGGAGCAGCTAATGCGCCCTGTCCAGCAACTGCAGCACCAACGTGCTTATATGTAACAGCACCATCAGAATCCAAACTAATTTGAAATCTGTGATTCTTGTTAGCTGCTGTAGCTTGAGTAGTATCCGTATAAGTACGAGAACCATCATCTAAAGCACTTGCTATCTGTACATCATCAGCTGATTGACAACCGAAAGCCACAAAGTCATGATAAGCAGGATCTCCACTAGCTGCTGCTAAGATTCCTCCATGACCAGTTTCAAAAGCTGCTGCTTTTCTAAAACCTATGACTGCTGCATCAAAATCAGTCCAGTCAACGTTATAGATTGTCATGTCGATTACAGCTGCGTGAGTTCCAGCAACAATTTTATTGCTATTGCTTCCAAACTGACTACCGCCAAGAACTAATTCAAGACCAGTATTGTCAGCAGTTTCAGCATCCATTTGCATATTCCAACCTGCTGCGGTATTATTTGTATCTACCGAGGGAACAGTTCCATCAACTTGAGGTGTTGTACCAGCTGCTGTAAAAGCACCAATGTAACACATTGTTGAGGGATAAAGCTGTCCATTGCTTCCAGGGAATAAGACACTACCGTGATCACCGTCAGCCATAACACCATCTCCAGAATTACCTATTGAAGATACTACTGGTGGAGCGCAATCAATATAATTCCACTCAAAAATGGTTTCTGGCTTTAGCTTATCTACGTACGATCCACTATTTTTATTTATAATATCAGTATACATAACCTATACCTCCTTACGCTGATTCTACTTCGTAAAGTGCATGGCACTCTGGAAGTGTTATTTCAAGACCAGCTTCAGTAACAATCATATCCTTACGTAAGTCTTCATCAGAATTCTGTACGTTAGTGATGATATGAGTATCACGATTTAAACCATTTCCAACTAATGGACGATATTGACACTTGGTCATATCAGCCATAAGCATAAATCCAGAAGTCTGACCTCTGAACAATGGTTCTTTCACTAGGTGCATTGTACCGTGAACAGTATCAATAGTCATAATCTTATGACCAAAAGCGCCATCTCTTTCTTCGAAGTTATAGCGATTAGCCAATAGAGGGCCGCCATTAGGAGCTCCCATTGAAGCATCCATAAATGCACCATCGCCTAACTTGTTAAAGAAAGTAATTACTGGAAGAGAAGCTAATACTAGCCTGTCTCCAGAACCGCCTCTTGCTGGATCAAAGATAACTTCTAAGTCAGAAAGTAAACGATCGTATGTAAGCTCTGATTGAGCTACACTACGATAGTAAGGTGTGCCAGAGGTATAAGAAAATGCAGTATTACCAGTATTTGGATTTGCATTTTTTGCAATATGCCCAGCTAGACCTTCAGTATACTGAACTCCACCAACACGAGCTCTTTGTCCAAATAACATTGCACGCTCGATATCAACTTTATGTTCACGAAGTTTCATTGCCCAGATTCTTTCAAACTCATTTGAGTATCCACGATAGCGAGTTGCAATCGCAGTATTTGTAAGTTCACAAGCAGTTTTAAAGATTTGAGTATAACCAAAGTCATCCTCAATTTCACTTGACCAAACGTCTGGAGATGCTGATCCTTCAGCAAATGCTGTACCAATTACTTGGCAGTCATCATCATCTGCAAGAACGTTATAACCAGCTACGTTTGAATTAGATACGTCAATAATTTTACCTGTAAATGTACTAGTTGATCCAGCATCTGCTACTGCACTTTCCACTCTAACTAGAGCTTGTGCATAACCAGCTGTTTCTGCATCAGTAGTAGTATTTACGGCAAAAACCATACCTTTAATCAGCCAATCGACTGAATCACTATTTGAGTCAACAGTAAAAGCATAAGAGCTTCCTGCTGCGACTGCAGCTGCACTATTTACATCTGCAGCTAATTTAAAGTTACGACTTGTCCAGTCAATCTTAGAACGATTTTCTAAGAAACGGAAAACTGAATCATCTGTAGGTTGTTTAGCAACTTGAGACAAGTATACGAAGAATGGTGATTCTTCAGGAGCCAATTCAGCAACTCGATCACTAAAATCGTATAACCGTCTTCTATCAGGAGCTTGACCTACACCTGCGCTAGTAGCCGCAGCCGTAACATGACTAGAGAACTTAGTCCCTTGTGTAATAGCCATAATATTTCCTTAATTTATTATTTAAAGTAATCTTCCTGCGTTGCCAGCTTTTAAGATTCTATCCCATGAAACATCTACCTCGCTTTTTACTTTAGGGTCGCCCCCTTGTAAAACACCAGCAGACCTTGGCATAGCTTGAGTTTCAGCCACAGCTTGAATATTTTCAGAAGATGGAGCATTGGTTCCTTTATTATAGAATTGCTTATAAACATTAATTAGAAAATCAACTGGTAGTTGTTCTCTTGGTGTCATAGCAAAATTAATAAATTGATCAATTTCGTTATCATCTGTCATATTATACTTTGACTTAAGCTCACTCTTAAGATTTTGCATAGCAACTTGACTTTGGATACCAGCCATCTGTTCAGAGACTGCTTCATTAACCAAAGCCTTTTCCTTCCCTACTCGTAATTTATACGACGGAGAGTCGGGTTTGTAATAGGCTTCCCACGGGTCAAATGAAGTTTCATCTACCTCATTTTCAGTAGATTGTGCTTCATTGTTAGCAGCAGGTCTTCCCTCTAATCTTTCCTGTATAGCTTGCACTACATCAGGTCTAGATTCTAAAACAGATTGTAACTGCTTTAATGGTTCTAAGGTCTGAACTTCGCCCTGTAGAGATTCATATTCAGCTTTTTGTTTATCATACATGGATTGGAATTTTCTACTTTCATTTTCCCAGTCAGTAGCATAATTCACTTCCTCTTCATTGCCTTCATTAGCAATAATACTAGGAGCTCTATCTAGCCCCTCGTCTTGAGCTTCCATATTTTCATCAACTGCATGCTCTTTACTTACGATCTCAACGTCTGGCATTGATATATCAATACCTTCGCGTTCTTCAGCCAACTTATCCTCATAAGTTCTTCCTGCTTTGTTTTCTGTTGTTTGGTCTTCCATATTTCCTTTCCGAATCTCTTTACTCTAAATATTTTAGGTAAAGCTTGACTCTATTATATATTAACCTTCAACGCCTTCTTTGGCACCCTGTATGCCTTGCTCTTGCTTTTTACCGTACTTGGCTTGCAAGTCAGCTTTATCAATTACATTTTCTAGCTTATTGAGATTTTTTCTTTCCTTGTCCTTGACTTCGCTAAGAACGGAATCAAGTCCACTTTTAAATTTCTGCGTGATAGTTTGTTTTCTAGCGCTAATCATTTCACGCTCAGAAGTTTGTAAATCACCACGTAGTTTCTTAACCTCTTCTTCAAGCTGTCCAATGTACGATTGCATTTGACTCATCGCACCTTTCCTTTGCAGAACACCTTCTTTGTCATAGATATTGGTTTTCTTTAATACCTCGACATCATCCACCAAGCCCAACTTATACGCATCTAAATACATATTGTACTCAGCCATCCTATTTGATGGTAGCGTTGAACCTGATACTATCCGAATATCATGCTGACCTAATGATATGTCATTTTCAATACTCATTAACTCATTTGTTTTATCATCATACATCTTATTGTTAATGGTAAATTCAGTCAAATCATTGTTTGCCTGCACGATTCTAAAAGTCTTTTTAAACCCATAATGTCCTTTGGAAAAATTATATACTACTTTACCAAGAACATCTAGGCTTCCCTCTATATCTTTAAGTTTTGACCTACCTCTAGTTTCTCCCATTTCTTGAAGTAAGTATGTTCCCCTAGCTGTTTCAGCAGCTCCACTTTTAAATCCTTGCATTAGTTCTGATATACCAAAATTTAAATCAATATATGTCTCAACTCTACTTATTAAACCATAGAATTCAGATGCAAGTGGCTGTGGTGCTGGATAATGAGGCTCTCCAAATTCTGGATTATACTCAATAACAGCATTAGGATTTGCCCAATCTCTTTCTAACTGACCAACGTCATCAACACTACCCTCTGGAACTAAAAGTTTTAAACCAGCAGATGCCTGGGCGTGGCTAAGAGTTAAAGAGAATAATTTATTTATTAATCTCTGAGAATCTTTTACCTTTGTAACATCTGACTTAGGGTAAGGTGTATTTGTCCAAATATTTGGGACTGGTATTATGGGATAAACGTCGGTATTTAGAACTTGTTCATAAAGGAGAACTTGACCGACTGTAGCTACATGGCGGATACGTGTCTGAAGAACTTCAACCGCTTCAACCAGCCCCGATTCTATCAAATGAGAGTTTTCAGATAGAATTTTTTCAAAAGCTTCTAACTCAACTATTTTTTCTTCTTGAGTTTCTTTATTGAATAATCTATAATATGGAACTTTAATCTTTTCAAATCGCTCAACTATTCTATATTTCTCATAGCCTCCTCTATCATAATCTTTAACTACATCTGGTGTAAATGAAGAAGATGAATTCTTTTTTGTTGAGGAAGGATAATCTTCTTCATCTGTTGAACTATCTATATTATCAATTATTTCTTCTAGTTTGGGATATAATCCAAGAATCTGCTCTTTAGTAAGAATTGTAGATAATAAAATATGAGCAGCATCCGCATAGTGTCTATCCCTAGAAGCTGGATCAACGTATACACGGAATGGATTAATACTTGTAATCTTAACATCGCCTCTTCCATAATCTGATTCTGGGTCAACAAATACATAAAAATAACCTAAGCCAGTAACGGCATAGTCGTGCACAACTTGCTTGAAATGAGTGTTACAATTAGAAACATCCCATACATATTCAAGTATTGTACGCCATACATTGGCTAATTTATAGTCAGAATCTTCTCTTGCGACTGCAGAGAATTTTGGATTTCTAGATGTTAATAGAGATTTTAATTTATCTACAGCAGCATATACTCTGTCTATGATAAAATCGCCTTGACCAACTGACTGAAGAATTTCTGATTCTTCTGTAGAGTAGTGATTGCCCAAAGAAAAATCAATGGCATCTCTAGCTTCTGTTTCCCAGTTAGCTCTGGCGTCTCTATATCGCCTCCATAAATCTCTATTACTCTGAGCTTCTTCGTGCTCAGCAAAAGTTTCTACGTAGTTAATATTAGGACTCCTTTAAGATCTATATATATAATATAAGCGAAATAGCGCTATTTGTCAAGCGTTTCTATAATCTTTGTCCAGTAATCCAGCTTCTTAGCACAGATTTCTTCGACTTCTTATATTCTTCATTAGATTCTATATTAAAATCATCAGATTCAAACTCACCACTTAATGGTGATCTAGCATTAGTTACTGAATACCATAGGCCATCTAATAGGTCATCATTCTTTCCTTTTGGAAAATGAAACATCTCGTCAACTATTTCTTGATGAATTTTTCTATGAAATAATTTTCCTCTATTCACTATTGGACAAAGCAAAGACTCCAATCTATCTTCTTTTTTTATACCATTAGGAGGCCTAACTCCTCTTGCGATACCTGGAGCCATCTTCCTATCAAACCCACCCATCTTATTAACTGAATCTTTTATAATTCCCTGGGCTCCAACGTGCTCAACATTAACTCTTCTAACTGGATTATACATCTTTGCATATTCAAATATTTTTTGTGGCATTTCATAAAGAGCTAAGTGTTCGCGATAATAATCTATAATATAATAATTCTTTTTACTATCAATAGCAGTAACCATAATAACTTGATAGTCATTACCTGGATTTGCTTCGTATGCTAAGTCAACTCCAATGTATATATTAACTGGGATAATAGTATTTTTATTTTTTAAATAAGCTTGGTTATTCCCAGATATAAATTCATAGTCATGATGCTGCAATTTATCTATTTTAAATTTTGCAGTAGCTAGGTCTCTAGCATCATTCATATACTCTTGAGAAAACTTATGTAGCTGACCTACATTTTCATAATCTTTTCTTATTTCACTTATTTTAGTTTTACTAAAATAAGAAGCCCATAAAGGTTTTCCATCCTCTAAGGCTCTGTGAAATATTACATCCCAAGTGTATTTGTTGTCTTTTTCTTGGGCTTCGAGATATCCATCGTATATAGCCTGTAATGCTGAATCGTAATGTACGATAGTGCCAATTAACCAGATAGATCCCTCATTGCCCTTTGATTCTTCTAAGGAAGGATAAACAGTTGACATCAACCATTCCTTAATCTCTCTTCTCCTGTCTGGAGTTTTTGTATTTAATTCAGATTCAAAGTCATCTAAAATAATATTTGTATACCTAGTACCGAGTTCAGACCTACCACGCAATCTTTGACTAGTACCTTTTGCAATTATTCTGTCTCCACGGCTGGTGGTAATTTCTTTCTCAGTCCATTTCTCTCCAACCATATCTCCAAAATAATAATTAAGAGCATTATTGTATTCAATATGATTTTTTATATACTTTAAATGGTCAACAGCTTGCCCTTGTTCTTCCGATACCCAGGCAGCAAACTCTTTTTTCCCTTGTGGATTAAAATAAATTCTATGCAGTAAAGCAGCCTTAGCCATTGTAGACTTAGAATGACCTCTGGGTAAAACAACACACAGCTTCCTAAGACTTCTATCTAGTAATTTACTTCCAACTTCATAATGAAATGGAGCTGGAGATGATTTCATAAAGTCGTCTGGTAAAAATAGCTGACCAAAAGCTACTAAGTCTTTTGATACTATATTTAATACTCTTTCTTTTTCTGAAAGATTACTTGAATTTATATTAAAATTATCTATTGTACCAGTCTCCACTTTCAATTATTCTAAACATTTTACTTCTTTGCAACATTTCATCCCCAGCTACATAAAGCCAAGCCTCTTCTTCTGAATCATCATCCATTGATACTTTAACTTTAACTCTTCTATAAAGCCCAGAACTGATTCCTTCGTATAGATCATACCTTGCTAGGTCATCCTCAGATACATCGTGAATCTCAACTACTGTTCCAGAACCCTTTTCGTTCTGTATAATAGCTGGAAAACTTTCGTGCCCTGGATATACCAAGGAAGACTTTTCAACTACTCCAGTATTTTCAGAGCCAGTCCTAAGTGTTCCATATACAGCTAGCTTCACTTTTTCTTTTTAGGGCTTGCTTTTTTCTTTTTTAAATTAAACTTTGTAAGATTTGCACCAAAGTGATTTGGATAATCTTTTTTTCCAATTACCCATTCTGTTAAATCCTTAAAAGACTCTTGATTGATTAAGTGAGTAGATATATAACTACTTAACTCTTCTTCATCTAAATCTTTATGGACTTCTAATTCAAATTCAAAAACAACTTTCTTATTCATAATTTCCCTCTATGATTAATATTATCAAAATAAATTAACTTACTCCATGGACTTCTGGAAGTCCAACATACTTTATTTCTAAGTCATCTGTATAAATAGTAAAACAAGTAAAGCATTCTACATAAAGCTCTTTCTCTTCTAAGTCGTGTATGATAAAAGCTTTTGGATATAGTTTATTGTTGCAGAGCTTGCAGCTACTTGACGTCAACTTCTCTTTCAGCGCTTGCAAGCTGCTTGACTTCTCCTGAACCGATGGCATCTAATTGTTCCTTTGTAAAACCTTGAAATACAGCTACTGACTCTGTTCTCTTTTCAGTATCCATCATTCCAGTTATTTGCATTAATGTCTTAATAGCTTGAATCTTGTCCCTATCGTTTGATTCGCCTCCATCAACTATTGACTTCATTTGTTCTAATAGATACAAAGGTGTAATATCTGCATCTGAAAGAACTTTATCTATTTCTTCTCTAATCAATTTCTGTATCCTTTTAGCTTTTAATAAAATTTTGGCTTGACCTTCGGCATACTTTCTGTTGTCAGTTGGGTATGCCTGCAAAAAAGCGTCCACCATATCAGTACCCTTTGCAACAAATTGAGCAAACAAAAACTCTCTTTGTGTGGTTTCTTTTTTCTCAATTTTATGCTTATAAGCATTAGTGTCAGCCAAGCCAAATGAATAAAGATTTTTCCTAGGATCGCCCTCCATCTTTGTTTTATCTAAACATACGAAGGTTCCAAGAGGTACTCTGATATAATGTCTAATGACTTTATCAGACCCAGATGCCTTTAACTTCCCTCGCTTCAGAACCTTGCACACTTGACCGTCGTCTGAAACTACCCAGTTACCTTCGGTACCATCCCTCCAATTATCAACAACATCAATAAGTGGGTTGTACCTCTGAAACTCTTCTATGTCTTTATAGATAGGATGATCAATCTTATTTATTTTACGAGTAATCATCTACTATACAATATAACCGATTTTACGCTTAAAGTCAAGAGGTAGCCCTTACAGCTATATTCTTGTCCAGAGTATTTCTTTTACCTCTAATGTGTGGAGACATACATCCTTCGCAGTAAAATAAATCATATTTACTAGCACCAGTATGGTAATATTTACCAGTATCGGTTAAGGAGTCACCACCACAAACTGAACATACATTTTCATCCATCATAACTGCTATGTTAGGATGACTTCTCATATATGGTCTAAGTTTAAGATACATCTCTTCTAAGCCTATAACATCATTACGATTATATTTTTCCATTCTTTTTAAAGCTGCACTATCTCCATTCATACAATCTATCCATAATTGAAACTCTGTATCAAGTTTCTCTTCTAATCCTAGAAACTTAGTAATGTAATCTTGTTTATTAGAACTGAATGCAAACTCTTTCCTGGCAACCTTAAGAGTATCTATTGTCTTATAAGGCATTGGAGGTATCATACTATTTGATATAAACCTTGCCTTTAAT